AGTCTGCTGGAAAGGCCACCCGGCGTTGCCCTCCGAGTAGCTGCCAGCGGGACGCTGCCCCGGCTGTGTTGGCGGCTGGTACTGTGGAGACGTTGCGGGACGAGGCCGCGATGCGTTACCGATGCTAGGCATCGTCTATCTCCTGTCGATGGGGCCGGGGGGCGTGGGTTCGGCAGGCTGCTGGGGTTGGGGGGGCTGAGGCATCTCCATCCCGGGGGCCCCCTTGTCGCCGGGAATCATGGTCGCGCCGGAGCCGGGGGCGGGCATCGGCTGCGGTTGCATCAGTCGATAGGCTTCAACCACGGAACGGAACTGCAGGAACTTCATCATCTGCTGCTGGATCTGCTGCGGCTGCGCTGTCGGGCTCTTCTGCATCAGCGTGGCCGAGATCTGGGGCAGGGCGGGAGTGAGCAGCTTCGCCCACACCATCATGATCTTCTCGTTGAGGGAGCGGGGTAGGAAGACGGGCGGCATCGGAGGAGGGGCCGGAGGAGGCAGGGTGTTGGGATCCACCCCCGGTGTCGATGCCGCCTGAGACCTCGATCCCTCCTGCTCCTGATAGATCATGGTCAGCTGGGCGAACTGGGCCTCGGCCTGCTGGGGGTCAGCCCCCGGGCCGTAGGTGGCCTTACTCTGCATCTCCAGCGCCACCATGGCCTGAAGCTCTTCCTCCCAGCCGGTGATGAGGGGGAGCATCTGCGGCCATCCGGCGGCGTCGGAGATCTGCTTGCCCTCGTCCTGCTTGAGCATCACCCCGAAGACTTGGAACCGGATGGTAGGGTCGTCGAGAGAAGTGTCGATGACGGGGATGATGCCCTTGTCCACGAAGTCGACCCAGTCCCGCTTGGTGTGGTCGATCTGCAGGTTGGAGTCCTCGTTGACATCGTCAGGCAGCCCCAGCTTTTCGAGCAGCTTCTTGCGGGCGAGCGGCCCATCGACCACGTACAACTGATCGAGGAGGGCCTCGCGGGTCGACTCACGTAGAAGGATAGACTTGTCGACGTAGGCCTGCTTCTCGATGTGGAGCTTGGTCTCGCCAGCGAGGAGGTCTCGGTTGTACTGCTTGGTTTCCCATGCGCCATCGGGAGTCTCCGCGTCGTAGCTATCGGGCTCCACCCGGTTCACAGCGAGGGTGTCCAGCTGGTGCTTCCAAACCTTCTGGATGCCCGAGATGATGCCGCGCTCCCGTGTCGACCGCTTCCGCTCGGCTTGCTCGCCGAGGATCTGGAGGCCGGAGGTGGTGGTGATGTTGCGGGGGGCCTCGCCGATCTCGATGTCGGTGGGGCCGACTATCCGCGTGATGGAGGTGACCGCACCCTCGCGCTCGACGTTAACGCCGGAGGGCATCAGGATGGAGCCGAAGGGCTCCGGGCGCAGCTGCGGGTGGAGGGCCGAGGGCACGTAGGTGATGATCTTGCCCGAGCCGTATCCGGCACGGAACGACGGACCAACGAGGTCCGCTCCCTCAGGCACCAGCAGGTTGGGCGAGCCCATCCGCTCGCGGGCTTCGATGACTTGAGCGTCGATGCCGTTGATGCGGTTCTGGGGGGAGATGATGTCGTCGGGCAGCCCCTTGCCCCAGAACTCTCCGGCGCGGGACTTCCAGTTGGCGGAGACGACGAGGGCCCGGGGCGACTTGAGGGTGTTGCCCTTCTGGTCGGTGATGGAGCGGATGAGAGTGTCGTCCTCGACGATGATCTCTTGGGTGTCGCCCAGCATCACGATGAGACGGCCCTCGGGCAGGCGGTAGCAGGGGTCGGCGTACATCGTGTAGACCCGGCAGTGGTGGTCGTAGATGCCGGAGTCTTGGGCGCTGCTGATGCGCCCGACGATGTCCCAGTCGCCGAGGAGCGGGTGCTGGTGGAAGAGTTGTTCTTGGGACTCCCTGTCCACTTCGCCGATGGCACCGGGCCAGTGCTCCTCGATCCAGTCGAGGGAACGGACCTGACAGAGGCCGTGGGTGCGGATGGAGAGGGGAGTGATTCCAACGCCACCGTTCTCAGGGTAGTACTCGAAGGGGGTGACGATTTCGAGGTTGGTGTTGCCCTTCGGAACTTGTTTGCCGAGGGGGCGACCGAGAGCATCGTTGCTCTGCATCTCCTCTTCGGTGAGGTCGCAGGTTTGGAGGTAGGAGCCGCAAGCGGGGCAGCCACCCAGCTTGACCGACATGCCATCGGGACCTTCCGGGTTCATGGAGACGCCGGGAGAAACGAGGGGGGTCAGGGTCTGGGGGATGATGGGGCTGGCGAGGGTGATCCCGCACTGGCCGCAGCGGCAGGCGTCGGGGGACACCACCCACGTCAACTCCCGGTAGGAGGAGTCCCAGAAGGAGTGGAGGGTGTTGGTGCCCATGGTGATGACGCCGCGCAGCCACTCGTCGCGGATGTCGTCCCACTGCAACTTCTGCATCCGGTCCTTGAGGATGTCGTCCTTGACCTTGGCAGCAGCCTCGGCGCGGGGGTCGTGAGAGAAGGTGACCACCTTGGGCTGCCACTGGCGTTTCGAGAGGGTGGCGAACTCGGCGTCGATGGAGCCAGAGACCATGTTGTCGACGGGGCGGATGGGCTCCACGTCGAGGTCCTGCTGCTGCTGCTCACGCCACGCGAAGCCCCGGGCCCCTTCGGCCATGCTGGGGTTCTCCACGTCGATCTCGATCCACTGTTTGCCGAGGTCGTAGAGGAGGTTCCGGCTGAACCGCTGCATGTGGCGGTTCCGGTAGGCCGCGTGGACCGCGAAGTGGCGGCGGCGGTAGGCTCGGATGTCTTCGGGGGAAGCCCCCATGTCGGGGAAGCGGTACTGCGTTGCGGGAGACTCAGCCATGGGTAGGGGGAGATGCTGGTTCGGAGGGTGGGTACGGAGGCAATCGGGAAGAGGCGTGGGTACGGTGCCGAGGGGCGGGAGCCAGCAACTCCCCCACGGGAGGTGTCCGTCTCACCTCACGGAGCGCGGGTGGGTTGGTCAGGGCGAGAATGCGGTCGACGAGTTCGCGCTTGGCGACCTCGGACTGCTCTCTTTCTAGGCGAAGTTGCTGGCGAAGGTCGGAGTTTTCTGCCTGCAGCGTTGAGAGGGCCAGCTGCGCAGGGTTGGGGCTGGTGCGGAAGAGGCCCACTTCACACACTCCTTGGGCTCAGAGTGTGCGCTCATTGCGGGGGCAGAGTCAAGGGGGTTACCAGCCCCGGTTGCGCCCCGAACGGTGGAGGAGAGACTGGGGGAGGCGGTACTTGCGGTCGGCAGCCTTAAGGGTCTTGTCCTTGAAGTTGTTGAACCAAGCGGTTCGGGACTCGGCGGGGGTGGCCTCGGGGAGGACCCGGTTGGCCTCGTCGACGCGCTTTTCGTGGGACCAGACGCCGGGGCTGAGGAAGGCGATGGCTTGGGAGGCCGCGTCGACTTGGTCGTCGTGGGCCCCCTTGGGGAAGGAGGTGAGTTCGGTGACGAACTCCCAGACCCAGCGGTCCTTGGTGCCGTCCATGCGTTCGGGCAGGTGGACGTTGTTGCCCATGAAGAGGGGCTGGACCGCTTCGAGGCGGCTGCGCTTGCTGCCCTTGGGCTTGATGGGGATGAGGCCCCGGATGGTGTGCTGGAGGGTCTGCTTGATGACCGGGCCGAGGGCCGTGTCCTCGATGAGGATGCCGACGGCCTTGGGGTAGCGGGCGATGAAGGCCTGCATCTGCTGGCCGATGAAGGAGAGGTTGGCGTGGCCCCGGAACTGGGCCATCAGGTAGAGGGAGGGCCCCTTGCGACACCACACTTGGCCCACGGTGAAGTCCGAGGTCTCGGTGTCCTTGAGGGAGAAGTCCCACGACTGGATCCAACGATCCGGTTCGTCGGGCTCGGTGTGCCAGAAGCGGAGCCAGTCCTCCTTGATGAGACCGCCCCCGGCGGGGACGGGACGGCCCATGTAGAGGGCTGACCACCAGAAGGGGGACATGCTGGAGCGGCGCTTGGCGTAGTCGGGGTCCTCGGGGAAGCGTTCGGGCCAGAGGGGTTCGTCGGGCAGGCGGCCGAGGGGATCTTCGGCCTCGGCGAGGGCGGGCAGGTTGAGGATCTCCCAGTCGCCGGGCTGGGTGTTGGCTTGGATGCGGGCGAAGAGGTCGTCCGTGGACCAGCGCGTCATGACGGCCACAACGACGCCGCCGGGCTGGAGACGGGTGAGGGCTGTGGACTGGAACCACTCCCACATCTTGTCCCGGAAGGTGGGGCTGTCAGCTTCCTCGGAGGACTTGATGGGGTCGTCGATGATGAGGAGGTCCGCGCCACGGCCGGTGAGGGCTCCACCCACGCCCACGCAGACCATGCCGCCGCCTGCTGTCAACTCCCAGTCGTCGGCGGCGGTGCGGTCCTTGTTGAGGAGGAGGTTGAGGGCCTCCCCGTTCTCGATGATGAGGTCCCGGACCTTGGCCCCCCATGCGCGGGCGAACTGCTCCCCGTAGCCCGCGAGGATGACCCGGTC